AAACCAATGAAATCTGCAATTGTTAAATTACTATCGCCGCTGTATTCGCTAGTAGGAGTTGCTTCACGCTTGAGTTCGATATTTTCTTCTAATTTCATTGGCTGTACTTGATCTAGTAATTCAGATTCTGCAGATATAGTTTCCATATTGAACAGTAAGTCCCCTAACTGATCTAAATTAGAAATAGTCAATTCGCCTAATATACTAATATGTAAAGATATTTCATTTAGATTATCAAATCTGTTACTGTCTTTGCTAGTTGGAAATAACCAACTTGTATCCAGTAGCACACCTAAATTAGTAACGTTAGTGTTTCTTTGAATATTCAAGACTTGAAATGCATTTTCGATTAAGTCTGAATCGGTAATTTGATTTAGAATATTTTTAGCAATATCATCATTGCTTGGCAAGTTAATTGTTGATAAACTAATTCCATTACCGGTGAGTGTTGGTGCAATTATTTTTTGTGTTGCAGTAGCACCGTGTACGATTAATTGCTCAATGATTTGGCCTGGTGTTCCTATTCTAAACAAGTCTTCTAAATTTGCTAGTTTTCCTAGTGTCATAAGATCACGTCCGGTACTGGTAATATCAGTACTAATCGACCCTAGGCCTTGTGTTACCATTGAATCCATGTCATGATATGCTGTACCAAACATTGCAACTGGTTTTTCACCGACAGCATCGAGTAATGCAGAATCCTGTTTGCCAATTAAATTGATATATCTTCCACCGGCAATTTTGTCAATTTCAAATCCTGGTACTGGTCCTAATGAATTTGAAGATTTTTCACGTGCATTACCAAAAACTTGTCCTTGTATTTGCGACAAGCTTTGTCCCATTCCTACAGCCGATCCTGATGCACCTAACGCCGAACTAAAAATATTACAAAACTTTGCTAAGTTTCCGTTTCCTAAAACATTGTTAGAAATTTCTATAATAGGCTTACTAATAACATTATTTAAATTACCATCAATAACTCCTGCAGTAGACCCAGTCATACGCCCAGACAAACCGTTTAGTTTGCATTTTACACCTGTATGCATTAATAGTTCGGTTGTATCAGAGCTAAATGTGTGAATTGTTGCAGGAGTTGTATAGTCTGGGGCACTACGCAATAAATTGATAATCTCTTCATTTAAGCCGATGACCTGACAAGCCTCGTAAGTATTTGTAGCTGTTACAAGAGAAGCAGGAACTTGTAGTCCTTTGTTTTTCATAATACTATGAGTTGCCGAGACAGAAACACTACTTACTGCAGTGCCACCAGTTGAACTGTTTCTATTAAAGTTGTTTTCAGGGTTATTTTATGTTTGTTTTTGTTTTTCTACCTCAATTGTGTTACTTGATGCGTCAGGATTTGATAAATTTTCAAATGCTTGCAAATTAAGTGCACCACCGCTAGATCCATCGTTTAAAAACATGCCCTCGCCAGCTATTTGGTTACTGGCTGCTCTCTGTTTACCTTGAGATATTCCTTGATCTAACGTGCTGGTAATAGTACTTTCGTCTAATGCAACAACACCTGAGCTACCAATTTGTCTACTTTCAAGTTGATCAAAATAAATGCCCCAATCGTATAGCCCAACTGCACAAAAACGATTATCTAATAAACTGTTTCCAATTAGTCCGGATATAAAATCTATATATAAACTTTCATTGCTTGCAGGTAATAGAATAGAGCCTTGCCTAATTAACTGTACATTAACAGACCAGCCACTGGCACTTTTTGTATTACTGTAAACATTAGTTCCTCCGCCATCGGGTACTATTGAAGGATATACATCTGATGCAATTAATGTAGCGGCTTGGTCAAGTAAGTCGATAATCGGCTGATTTGGTAGTAAATTTGAGTTGTTTACTGAAGCTCGAGTGCTTGAGTTATTAAATTCGCCAACTTGCGTACCTTCCAGTGTACCTGGAGATAATGTTGTTCCGTTTATCCTTAACGGAATGTGGCATCTGTTACTTAATGACATTGGTTAATTACCTATAATAAAATCTTTACTTCCGCCTTTGCGAGAATGCCCGCAACTGTCTGAATTTCCAATAACATTTGCTGGCATGCCATTGATTAAAAAACTGCCTATGCCGCCTTTTGTTGTTGCATTACAGTGTATAGAAACTTTAGGACATGGCTTGTGTTTACTCACCGAAGTACCATTTACTACAGCATCTTTGCTGTTTATTTTAAAGTTACCTTGTCCCGATAATGTAGCACCACCTGCGCTATTTTTATCGCCTTTTCTCACTATACCCGGCATGAATAATCCTTGTTATAATGTATTTAACAATAATTAAACTGCTACTATTTTAGTCTATTAAGTATTTCGTCTTGTCGCATAGTTTTCAATGATTTCCATCCTCCGGGTATAAATTTTTTACCATTTGAATAAAACTGTGGTAAGAATTTATCTCCTTGCTGAATTAAAAAATCTGCACTGTGTTGGTCAGATTCAACATCAACTTCGGTGTATGGAATATTTAGGTCATCAAGAAAATTCTTAGCTTCAAGGCAACCATTACATCCTTGCTTTGTATAAATTAAAAGGGTTTTCATATCATTATATATGCCTTTAAAACCTTAGATAAATATTACTATGGCACTTTATAACGGTTATAACACAGTAAATAATAATAGCACCAAAGTTCGCATTGAAGACTCCGAACTCATTAAGCGTGATTTATTAAATCATTTTAATATTCGTAAAGGTGAAAAACTTATGCGACCTGACTTTGGATCAATAATATGGGACGCACTGTTTGAGCCAATGACAGAAGATCTTCGCGATGCAATAGTTGATGATGTAGTTGAAATTGTAAACTATGATCCTAGAATTGTTGCTGATAAAGTGCTAGTTGACGAATATCAGAATGGTATTTTAATCGAATTGCAGATAAGATACAATAACCTAAATCAATCAGAAAACCTTAGATTGTTATTTGACCAGAATCTAAATTCTGTCACCTATACATAATAATAGCGGTTTATAAAACAGATAAATATTTGATAGATAGGGAATACCAATGTCAACATCAATACGCCAAAGCAACCTCTTTGCAGCAGAAGATTGGAGAAAGTTATACAACACTTTCCGTAGTGCTGACTTTCAAAGTTATGACTATGAAACTTTGCGCAAAAGCATGGTTGATTATCTAAGAACTTATTATCCAGAAGACTATAATGATTATATCGAAAGTAGTGAATTTGTTGCGCTACTTGATTTGATTAGTTTCATGGGACAAAGTATTAGTTATCGTGGCGATTTAAACTTTAGAGAAAATTTCCTACAGACTGCAGAACGCAGAGACAGTGTGTATCGCATGGCAAACATGCTAGGTTACAACCCTAATAGAAACCAATCAGCCTCGGGTATGCTGAAAATTGTCAGCGTTAATACTACTGAACAAATCATTGACAGCGACGGAAATAATCTTGCTAACCGCACAGTTAATTGGAATGACCCTACTGACAGTAATTGGCTAGAAAGATATACTGCAATAGTTAACAGTGTGTTAGCAAATAATCAGCGGGTTGGCAAACCAGCAAGTAGTCTAAGGATCGGCGACACTAGACACGATCTTTATGAATTTAGTACTAGACCAAATCAAATACCATTGTTAAACTTCAATAGCTCAGTTGATAATATTAGTATGAGTTTTGACATATACAATGTTGGACTAAGCAATACAGATGGTGTTTACGAAAAGTCTCCTAGACCTGGGGAAAGTTTTGGATTCTTATATAAGAACGATAGCGAAGGTAATCGTAGTCCTAATACTGGTTTCTTTGTAGGGTTTAAACAAGGCAACTTGAACAATCTTGATTTTACTATCGGTGAAAGAATTCCTAACAGACTAGTAAGTTTAAATGTTGATAACATCAACAATACTGACACCTGGTTATTTGAAATTAATAATGCAGGCGCATACCTGGACCAATGGACCGAAGTTGAGCAACTACGTGATAGCAATGTTATCTACAATAGTGTAGCTCAAGAAAACAGAAAAATATTCAGTGTGTACAGTAGAGCAAATGACCAAGTAGATTATGTATTTGGCGACGGAGTTTTCAGTGAAGTACCTGTTGGAATTTTTAGAGCAGTAACTAGAACCAGCAATGGCCTTAGTTATACTATATCGCCAAGCGAAATGCAAAACGTTAACGTAGATCTTCCGTACATAACAAAAGCAGGCAAAACCGAACGACTCAGACTGACTTTGTCTTTGCAAAGCACTATTAGTAATGCAAGCACAAGAGAAAGTTTAAACCAAATTAAAATTAAAGCACCGCAGAATTTTTATAGCCAAAATCGAATGGTTAACGGTGAAGACTATAATACAGTTCCGTACATCAAGTATGGAGACATATTAAAAATTAAAAGTGTTAACAGAACTAGCAGCGGCATTAGTAGATTTTTAGAACTCAAAGATGTTACTGGAAAGTATAGTAGTACTAACATTTTCTGCGAAGATGGATATACATATAAAGAAGAAGACAACTTTAGTAGTAAACTCAATTGGACTACTGCAGCTGATGTGCAGAGTTTTATTTCCAATGAATTGAGCAATATACTCAAAGCCAAAGAAAGTATAAATCTTTATTACTATAGTTATAGTACCAAAGTACCTCCTGTTACATTCTGGATTAAAGGAACTGCAGAAGCTACTACTAGTACAGGATTTTTTGTATTAAGTACCGATGTTGACTCGTACGAAGTACAGCAAGTTGGTAACTTTACTGCCAACAATAGAAAGTTTATCGAACCAGGATCTTTGTTGTTGTTCCGAGCACCGACTGGATTTTACTTTGATATTGATAGATCACTGTCTGAAGGTACTCCGACCCAAGACGGTCAAGTTACTGAACTATGGGCTAGTGTTAAGAGTGTAGTCGATGACGGTACTGCACTTGGCAATGGATGGCTAAACAATCAAACCCAAGGCCCAGGCCCAGTTGTACTAACAGAAAATGTGCCCAATGGTGCTGAACTGGTAGAAATTTATCCAGTATATAACACTAATCTTTCTGCTACATTATCACAGACTATTAGTAGAAAAATTATCAACAATGAAGATTTTGCACTGCGTTATGACCAAGAAACTCGTGTCTGGGCTATTGTAAACCCAAGTGATATTAAAAGTGGTAGTGCGTTTGATTTAGGCAATGCAGGAAATGCTAGCAGAAGCAATCTTGATGCTAGCTGGCATGTGCTAATGACCAATGAAGGATTAGGGCGGTATACTGTATTGCAAAGAAGATTAAACTTTTTCTGGGGAAGCGAAGCAGAAACAAGATTTTATTTTGATTCGGCTACACAAGTTTATGATAGTAGAAATGCCTCGGTAATTAAAGATCAAGTAAACATACTTAAAGGTAATACTTTGCCTGACAGTAGTAATTTCTTGCCTACAGAATTAAGTTATGAAATTTATAATACTGTAAATTTTGCCGACGGATACAGCGACGATAGTAAAGTTAAAATTACCTATGCTGATAGCGACAATGATAGTGTGCCAGATAATCCTCGAGTATTTGATACTATTGTTGATGCAAGTACTAATCCTTTAAATAAATTAGTATTTTTTGAAAAATACCTTGATTACGATAATATCGAAAGATATCGTTATTTTGATAGCTCAAATGTAGTAACAAGATTTGCAACATTAGAAGCAATTAAAAATGATGGCAGGTATGCTTACAAAATTGGAACAATCTTTTATGCAAATACCGACAAGAAATTTTATGAATTAACATTAGTTGAAGACGTCCGTACAATTAGTGATACTACAAACTATATTGTTCGTGTTGGCAGAGACAAATTAAACTTTCAATATCGTCACAATAGTCCAAATGACAAACGTATTGACCCGAGTGCTAGTAATATAATTGACATGTATATTCTAACAGAAGCATATAACAATCAATATAGAATTTATTTGTCCGACACAACTGGATTAATCGAAGAACCAGAAAAGCCAACATTAGTAGACATGAGTGTTGCTTATCAGGATCTTAATAATGTAAAAAGTGTTAGTGATAGTATTTCGTTTAACGGTGCTGGATTTAAAGTATTGTTTGGTTCTAAAGCTAATAGTGAGTTGCAAGCAACGTTTAAAGTTGTACGTGCAGAAAATAGTAGGATAAGTAATAGTGAGATTAGAACAAGAGTAATTGACATTATTAACGAATATTTTGATATCGAAAACTGGGACTTTGGTGATACATTTTACTTCAGTGAACTAGGTGCTTATTTGCATCAAGAACTGTCACAGGACATTGGTAGTGTTGTTATTGTTCCTAAAACATCAAGTCAAAGCTTCGGAGAATTATTTCAAATTATTTGCAACACAAATGAAATTTTTATCAGCAGCGCAACAGTTAACGATGTTGAAATAATAGATAGTGTAACAGCGACTCAACTACAAAGCAACCAGTCAATTAACATATTTGGAGGATACACTCCTCTTGGTTTGAAAACTACATAAGAAAGATACGTATAGATGGCATATAGAAAAAGTTTAGATTTTTTACCTAGTATTTTTCAAACCAAGACCAATGAAAAATTACTACAAGCCACCGTTGACCAACTAATATCGGAACCAGAAGTTAGACGTCTTGATGGGTATATTGGTAGAAGATTTAATCCAGCATTAACTCCGTACGATAGTTATATAGCAGAAGATTATATTGATAGACAGAACTATCAACTTGAGCCTAGTGCAGTATATGCTGATGATAATGACAATATTAAGTTTATCAGTGGGTATACAGATTTACTAGACAAAATTAGCAGTTACGGTGGTACAACTAATAATCCCAATAGAGTGTTTGCTGCAGACCAGTACAATTATAGTGGATTTTTTGATTTTGATAAGTTTGTAAACTATAGTAGCTATTATTGGTTGCCCACTGGCCCAGATAGTGTTAATGTATTTGCAAGCGAAATTCCTACTGATTTAGATATAGACGTTTTGCAACCTGACATTTATGCTGTTAATGATGGTCTGTATGACTTTGAAAATTATGATAATAGTGTCTTTGATGTTAGCACAAACAGTATATCAAGACTAAGTCAGTCGGGTTATCGCTTTAGCACTACTGGTGATAGAATAAGTCCAGTATTACGATTAGCTAGAGGCGGCACTTATAGATTTAATGTAGATCAATACGGCCATGGATTCTTTATTCAAGGTACACCTGGCATAGAGGAAAGTTACGATTGGCAAACTAATCTAAGCTCAAGGAATGTGCTTGGTGTTGTTAATAATGGTGCCGAAGTTGGAACTGTTACTTTTAATGTACCAACGCAAGATGCGCAAAATTTCTTTTTAAACATGCCTATAGCAGATACTGTAAATCTTGTAGCGTATAGTGTTGGAAAAAGAAGAGCACTTAAATACACTGAAGTACAGAATGCTAGATACACTGACTTTATTAGCGAACATAGTGGCATTGATAATGTAAGAAACCTATCTGGCAAGACTATCTTATTCCTAGAAGATGACGACGAAAATCGTGTTCCACAGCCTTGGCAAGCATTAACACAGTACTCCGAGAATGATTTAGTTATATACGCAAATACTGTATATCGGGTGTTATCTGATTATGCCAGCAGTAGAACATTTAACACAAGTAATTTAGAAGTATACGACTTGTCTGATTCTTGGTATGATCCTGCACTATTTGACAATACAAATGTTGGGTATGATGCGTCTAACTTTGACCGCGGTAGCGATGTTTCACTAGAAAATCAATTAGGTTGGTTTGATATTGATATTAACAGCGAAGGCATTATTGAACTAACTCCAGCTGGGAGTATTAGTGTAAATGAAAAAGTTGATATTTCTGAAGGTACCCAATATAGTAATAGGCAGGTATACAGAACTGCTAATAACAAACTAGAATTAATTTCTCCTATTACTGCTAACTTGGATTTTCTTTACTATCAAGATAGCATTGATCCAAATATCAATGGTGTAATTGAATTAGTTGACCAAGACAACAACTTAAATATCAATGTAGATACAATACTAGGTTTAGAAAATTATACCAGTCCAACTGGTGTGGTGTTTGAGAACGGACTCAAAGTAAGATTTAGTGGTACAACTGTTCCAGCCGAATACGAAAATCGCGAGTATTATGTCGAAGGAGTTGGTACCGCAATTGACCTTATAGCAGTTGATGATTTAAATACACCCGAATCATGGCTTGATACAATTAGTACTCCATTTGATGCTGATTTCTTTGATGGACAAGCATTTGATAAAAGTCAACCTGCGCCAGAACAAAAACAATACATCGGAATTAAAAGAAACAGCCGTGATGGTAGTGCATGGACACGACAGAACCGTTGGTTCCATGAAAGTGTAATTAATAACACAAATTCTTATAACAATTATGTACCAACACTAGATCAACAAAGCCGTGCAAAACGTCCTATCATTGAATTTGATGCAGGACTTCAGTTGTATAATTCTGGATCGTTTTATAAGGATACAGTAACAGTAGTAGATACAAACGAAACTGATGTACTAAGCAATGTTGAAGGTGTGGCTGTTGAATCAGTAGATGGCGCAATCAGTGGGTACTACAGCGACGGTATACCACTAGTTAATGGCAATCGTGTAATTTTTACAAAGGATCCAAGTACTACTGTTAAGCAGACTATTTGGGAAGTAAGATGGGTTACAGTTGAATCAGAACAGAATAATAGAAATTTAAACTTTGTTGGCGATGGATCTACTACTGAATTTGATTTAAATTTTAACATAACCAGTAGCATTAGGCTATCTGTAACTATTGACGGTGTTCTTGCTGACGAAGCTGGTTTTTTATATACCGCTAGTGGCCAGACTATCGAATTTGAAACAGCACCAGATGCTGGAAGCAATATATCAACAACTTATGTTTTTGGTCAACAAATTCATTTAGAAGCAGTTGGTACCGTCAAAGATGGAGATGTAATTCTGTCAGAACTAGGTACAAAAAACCAAGGAACCAATTGGCATTATTATAATAATGAATGGAAACTTTCCCAAACAAAGTCACAAGATAACCAAGCACCTTTGTTTGATTTGTACGACAGTAATAATATCAGCATTAGCGATACTGCAACTTATAGTGGTAGTAACTTTGCTGGAAACAAGTTGTTCGGTTATAAAATTGGCACTGGTGTAAAAGATAAAGAGCTAGGAATACGCCTAAGCTACAAAAACATTGATAATGTTGGGGATATTGTGTTTCTTGACTATGTTGCCAATGACACATTTAGTTTCGAGGACGGCAACGAAAACAGCGTAACTTCTACAACAAACAAATTAAATGCTAAACAAAATTTTAAAAATAAAGATAGTGCATATGTAAATCAATGGGTTAAGATAAAAGAAAAGTCCAAGCAATATCAGTTGCAAACATATTTTGCTACACAATATCAAAAAAATAGATTTAAATTAAATGTTATTCCGGCAACTCTAAGTCCATCGGATATTTTAGTTTACAAAAATAATGTTGCACTACTAACTAAAGATTTTGACATTTCAATTGAGGGAAATATTGGATTTCTTGATTTAAATAAAGACTTAGCAGTAAACGACAAGCTTGATGTTAAAGTGTTTAGTAACAACTACACCAATAGCAGTTATTGGGAAATTCCTAGTAATTTAGAAAACAATGCAAAAAACCAAGACATTGTTGAGCTAACACTTGGTCAACTAAGAAATCACATAGGGGAGTCATTTACTAAAACCAATGGAGTAACAGGAAGCTTTCAAGGAAGTAACAACATTAAAGATTTACCAAATGTAAAACTTAATGGCGGCAAAATATCACAAAACGCAGGTGCTCCGCATTTAGCAAACCTATTCTTAAATGATACAAAAGCAAACTTTGTAGAAAGTTTATTATATGCACAACGAGAGTATTCGGTTTTTAAGAATAAATTTATTAAGCTAGCAGAAGACATGCCATTGACAGACTACACTGACCCTGTTAAAAGTGTTGACGAGATATTAACAAATTTATTCCAGAACAAAAACGAAATGTTTCCGTTCTATTACAGCGATATGGTACCAGGCGGTAACGACTATACTAAGTTGTTGTATACTGTTACTAACAATACTATTGGCACATACTATCTCAGTAGTGCTTTTGATATTACTACGTCAAGCAATCGTGCTGTAACAGTTTATATCAATGGACAGCAATTAACGTATGGAAAAGATTACACATTTTCTAAAACACAACCAGTGGTTGTACTAAATATAGCACCAGAAAGACCAGATAGTAATATGTATTACGTTGCTCTTAACGATGGCGATGTAATAGAAATACGTGAGTTTAGTAATACCGATGGTATGCATGTTCCTCCGACTCCTTCTAAATTAGGGCTATATCCATCAACAATACCTTCAATGGTCACTGATGGGTATACAGGATCTGTCAGATCTGTAATTCGAGGACACGATGGTAGTCTTACAGTTGCATTCAATGATTATAGAGACTCGATTATATTAGAATTAGAAAAACGTATATACAATAATATCAAAAATAGATACAACGAAGATTTGTTTGATATTCGTAGTAACATACCTGGTGCATTCAGAGTTACTGACTACAACAAAGCTGAGTTTGATAATATACTAAGCTCTAATTTTGGAACGTGGTTAGGCAAAAATAATTTACAATTAACCAACTACGATAATTTTGATAGCAATGATTCTTTTACTTGGAATTATAATCAATTTACTGAACGTAATAGTAATAGTAAAATGATAGCTGGTTACTGGAGAGGATTGTATCGCTATTATTACGATACAGAACAACCAAATCTTAGACCATGGGAAATGCTTGGTTTTGCAGAAGAACCATCATGGTGGAAAAATGAATATGGTCCTGCTCCTTATACAAATGGTAACTCAGTGTTATGGGACGACTTAGAAGTAGGCAAAATTAGAGCCGGTGCAAGACAAGGCACTGATAGTAGATATGCTCGTCCCGGGTTAAAACGTATTATCCCAGTAAACGATAGCGGAGAACTTTTATCACCGTTTGAAAGTTTAGCAGCAAATACTAGTATAGATACAGAAGGTCCTTGGAAATTTGGAGATGCTAGCCCAGTTGAGTCAGCATGGAACCAAAGTAGTGAATATCCTTATGCAATTCAGTTAGCTCTAGCATTGTGTAAACCTGCAGAATATTTTGGACAGCTCAGAGATACAAACGATCAAATTGTTGAAAAGTACAGTGATAGCAACCAGCAATGGAAATTCCGTAGCACAGGCATTCGTAGAAAAGTCGAGTATGTAAACGGCGAAGTTGTTAATGGTGTAGTTACTCGTAGCAGTGGTTATTTGAATTGGATTTCTGATTATGCTAAAAGCATGAATCTTGATATCACTGAAGAGGTCGGCAAGAAATTAAGAAATATAGATATAAGACTTGCATATAAACTAGGCGGATATAGTGATAAGAAATATCTTAAACTATTTGCTGATCAAAGTAGTCCTAACAGTACAAACAGTAGTGTTTTGATTCCAGATAACGATTTTAGTATTAAATTAATAAAAAGTTCTCCTAGAGTAAGTCTAACTTATAGTGGAGTTATTGTAACTAATGTAGGCAGCGGATATTCTGTAACAGGTTACGACCAAAATAGACCGTACTTTGTAATCGAGCCAAGTAGCAATAATCGTCAAACTAAAGTTATTTCGGCAGGAAGTAGCACTGTTGAAGTAGCAAAAAATGGCAATGGAAAAACTGCCATTGTGCCATACAACACAGAATTTTCTAGCAAAGCAGAAGTAATAGACTTTTTAGTTAGTTATGGACGACATTTAGAACGTCTAGGCTTCAACTTCAACAGAAAAGTCAAAGGCGAAAATAAATTACACAACTGGGACTTAGCTGCGGAAGAATTTTTGTTCTGGAGTCAACAAGGTTGGGAAGACAATATTGTTATAACTCTTAGTCCAATGGGCGATGAACTAGAGTATCGTTCTAGTAGAGGTGCAGTTGACGCAATAAGTAATAGACCATATGGTAGTAGAATACTTAACAACAATTTTGATATTATATCAACCAATCAGTATACTGCTAGCAGAGATGGTAGAAACTTTAGTTTAAAAACTAGTAACGGCCAGGGAATTTACCTTGCTGACCTAGACGTTGTAGATTACGAACATGTTATATGTCTTAATAACAAAACACAGTTCAATGACATTATCTATCAGCCTGAGCTAGGCAATAGACAGTATAGAATTAAAATCACAGGATTTAAAACTGCCGATTGGGATGGCACATTTGGCGCTGCAGGATTTATTATTAATGACAATAATGTTCAAGCTTGGAAAAAAGGTAAAAACTATTACAAAGGCGAAATTGTAACTTATAAAAATCTATATTATGTAGCTAGCAAAAACATACCAGGAGCGACGACATTTGATACCAGTAGCTGGTTAATTACTGAATATAATCAACTTAATAGTACACTACTGCCAAACTTAGCAAATCGTTCTGCACAACCCAAGAGTTTTTATGATTTTAATGATACAAACTTAGAACTTGACGCTGATAAGCTAGGCAAAGGATTAATTGGATTCTCGCCGAGACAATACCTTGACAATTTAGGAATTAGTGATACAAGCCAAGTTAAGTTCTATCAAGGCATGATACGACAAAAAGGTAGTAACAACAGCTTGGATAAGCTGTTGAGAGCAAAGTTAGATAACTTTGACGGAAAAGCTGAAATATTCGAACAATGGGCAGTACGTGACGGATCATATGGTATTACTGATAATGTAGCACAGATAAGAGTACCATTAAATTTAAACAAAGATAGTATTAAAAATCCTGTTGTAGTTGAAGTATTAGATGCAAATGACACTCCAACAACCGGCAGATTTAGTTTTAAACAAAAAGATTTATTGACCTACAAGCGTCCTTATAGCAAAAATTTCATTAGTTATAGAAATGCTAAAAGTGAAGTAAATGACCTTACAAGTGCAGGCTTTGTTAGAACTGACGAAGTTAATTATATGAGTTCAAATTTTGATCAGTTATCAAATGATATTGACGATAAAGTCGTTGATGGTAGCAGAGTATGGATTGGACGCAATGATAGCAACGAATGGAACGTTTATAGATTCACTGATAGTAATATACAGCTAAACACTATATCAATATCTGCAAATGGCATTGCAACTATTTCAGTTGATGCTGCTCACGGACTTACAGATACTGACCGAGTTTATGTAAAAACATATCCTTCATCAAGATTTTCTAATGTCTATAATATTCAAACAATAATTGATGACAAAACGTTTACTGTAGAAAGTAGTTTTTCTGCTCAAAATCAAATAAACTTAAATGGAGAGATACTAAAATTAGTAGAGTTATATAAAGATAACATTACAGACATAAGCTCGTCAACTCCAACTAATGGCTGGCTCAATGGTGACCAATTTTATATTGAAAACGCTACTGAAGCTGGCTGGGGTGTATACGAAAAACAAAGTCGTTATAATACAGTTAACCGTTACGTTGAGTCAGCCAGAAGCCTCAACGACCAACTTGGTGTAAGTATAGCTAGTGCTAGGAACAACAATTACTTGTTGGCTGGTAACAATACATCTACAGTACAAGCCTTTAAAAGAAATACCACTACCGGTGTGCTAGCCGAAGATGCCAAATTAGAAAATATAAGTACCGGATTAGTTGATTTTGGTGCAACTCTGTCTGCTAGTAGTTTTGGAACTGCGGCAATAGGTAGTCCACTGAGTGGTAATGTGGGATATGTGCATGTTGCGGTCCATGACACTAATAATAGCTTTATCATTGACCAAGCACTTAGTTCAAGTACACAAGATGCAAGCGGAGAGTATGGGCGCAGTGTTGCAGTAAGCAACAACGGTGGTTGGTTGTATGTCGGTCAACCGGGTAGTAATAAAGTATGGGCTTACCAGTACATTACAGTTACCGGTAACGCATTCCAGACATTATCCTGTGATGGCAGCACTGCAACGTTTACATTAACAGGTGACTTAGCAGATCCTAGTAGCATATATGCTCTTAAAATAGTAAACCCGGCCGGCAAGTTGTTAATACCGTTTAGAGACTACACATTAAGTAGCAACGATATAACTTTTACTACGGCACCCGATTTTGGCGAAGCAACTGTATTTCTAAAAAGTCATTATAACCTAGTAGAAGAAATCACCGTACCAAGCGGTACTGGAGATCAATTTGGATATAGCATAGCAACCAGCGACGACGGAAGTCAGGTCATCATTGGATCGCCAACTGCTGATGATCACAGTACATTATTAACTGACAGTGGCAAGGTTTACATTATTGACAGGACTATTGAAAGCTTCTATGCCAATGGAACTACAAAAGTGTTTACAACGGATAGTGCTGTACAAGGAAATGCAAAAGTAACAGTCGATGGCATTGTAAAAACAGTTGTAACTGATTATACTATTACCGGCAATGATACTTTTACTTTCATAACTGCCCCTGACACTGGTAGTATTGTAACAATTGAAAGCAATAACTTTGTACTGTCCGAAACAATCGACGATTTTGAAGATCCGCAGATTGCTGCACAGTTTGGATATAGCCTAGACTTATGCCCAAATAATTGTAGCCTTTATATTGGTGCACCATATGAAGATGACTCTACAATTGACGGCGGCAAAGTTCATAGGTTTATTAACCAAGGGCGCTTTTTTGGAAATGTTAGCGGAACAACTGCAAATCCGGTCATTAGTTCTAGCAGTAAACTATTAATTAATAATTTCCTAGTTTCATTTAGTACTTCGGATAATCTTGCTAGTATAGTCGAAACAATCAACACAGCAAATATTCCGGGTATAACAGCTAGTTCATCAAATAACAAGCTAAAGATTGATACTGACCGGGTAGTATTTGCAGACAAACTAAACTTAGTTTCAGTGGCAGGGAGCTTTTTTGCAGACACAGGAATTGATGTATATGCATCACAGCAAGTAATTGCTAGCCCAAGGAATAAAAACTATAATAACTTTGGTAAAGTTGTAAAAGTTAATACTGATGCGTCCTATCTTGCGGTTGGCTCGGATCAAGGTGATGCACGTTTGCTAACTACGTTCGATGCTGGTGCAACTAGTTTTGATAACACTGCAACAACTATATCTTCTTTAAAAACACAAAGCGGAAGTGTGTTTGTTTATCAATTAATATCTAAACCAAATTCTACAGCTGACAATCCGGCAGAACTGATTTTAGCTGAAGAACTAGCACCAAACGATATAAAAGAATTTGATAGATTTGGTACAGCAATTGACTTTAGCAATAATACAATATATGTCGGTGCACCGGGTAGTGATTACAAAGAAGTCAGCACTGGAGGAATTGTTTACAGTTTTACTAATACGTCAGCTAAAGATACTTGGGAATTGCTACGCAGCGAATCTCCCAAACTTGACTTGAATCTAATTAATAAAGTATACTTGTATAACACTGTAAGTGGAGAAAAAATTGTCGATCTCGACATAATTGACCCAGCCAAGGGTTTTGTTACAGGTGTAGCTAAACAAGAAATATCTTATCAAACAGAAATTGATCCAGCTACATACAGCGATACAACTAATGCCATTGGCGGTGTAGTATGGGGTTCCGAGCATTCAAACGAAATATGGTGGAATACTGCATTAACACAATGGACTGAGTATGCACAAGACGATATAGAATATCGTGCTGCCAATTGGGGATTTAGTTTTCCAGGAAGTACAATTATGTGCGCCGAGTGGACAGAAAGTACCGAGTCTCCTGAGAATTATAAAGATGCAAATAATCCAAGTGCATATGCACTAGATACTAGCAACTTTAATGTGTTTAGCGAATATAATCAAAAAACTGGAAAATTTGATACAAAATATTATTTTTGGGTTGTTGGAAAAACACGTGCCCCTAAGGGAGTAAACAACAGAAATCTAAGCACTGTGCAAATTGAAGAGTTAATATCTAATCCAAAATTAAACAATGTTCCATTTGTTGCTTTTTATGACAGCAACTGTTTTGGCATTTATAACGTAAGTCGATTTGTGCAAGATGATACTGCAATTGTAGTTGATTATGATGTTGCGCAAAATAATGGAGTGTTCCATAACGAATATAAAATCATAGCCGACGGCGACAAAAATAGTATTCCTACTGCAAAAACAGTAACAAAATTAATTGACAGTTTAGCTGGTCAGGATAAAGAAGGAAACTTAGTACCTGACATTGCACTTAATAATTTTGAAAAATATGGAATTGGTTTCCGCCCAAGACAAACAATGTTTGTTGATCGTGCTCGTGCAGTTAGAGAATCTATTGCTTATATGAATCGCTTTTTTGTAAGTATTTCGGCAGTGTACAGTAAAGATATTTCTGATGTAATAGCATCTGATCCGTTACCTAGCGTTACAGAATATAACGAAGCTGTAAATAATCGTGTAGAACTAGATTACTTGGTTACTGGAATACTTGCAACTGGATATAAGGTATTAGTAAAGTCAGACGAAACTACAAGAAATCGTTGGGTAATTTATAATTTACAAGCAAACAATACCTGGGTCAAGCATCGTATACAAAGCTATAATAACGCTAGGTATATTGAATATGTTAACTGGAGCGACCCCGATGTTGATGTTCCAGCAGTGGTAGAAACTGTAGTTGATTTTGAATACAATCTGCAAAGCCTAACAGCTAGTGAAGGTGACTTTGTTAAAATTAGAGATAACGGAGACGGCTTATTTAAAATAGTATTGCGTCAAAATAATTCTTGGAATACAGTACAACAAGAAAATGGAACAATACAAATTAAAGAAAGCATATGGAAAACATCTAAGAATCTTCAAGGATGGGACCAAGATGGGTTCGGATTACAACTGTTTGATGATTGGCCAAGCCTTGAAATTCAAAACATTATGCGCAGTGTGTACAACAAGGTCTTTGCTGACGGAGACAGTGTAGAAAAGAACCAATGGTTCTTGCATATGATAAAATATGCAGTAACTGAAAATCAATACAACGATTGGGCATTTAAAACTAGTTTGATTAAAGTTAATCAGACACAAAGAGCATTACAGCAAATACCAGTGTATCAGCAAGACAATCAAGATTCTATTAGGCAGTACATCAACGAAGTTAAGCCATATCATACAAAAATATCAGAATTTGTTCTGTCATACAATGGTACTGATACTGCAAGTACAAAAACCACTGACTTTGACTTGCCTGCATATTATAATTTTGCAACTAATCAGTATCGTAGCCCAACTGGGCAAACTGTAGAAGATGATATTGTTCTAAACCTAGAACCATATATTGACTGGACTAACAATTATACACTACAAATGAGCAGTGTTGATGTAAGCCATAAAGGAAGTGGTTACATTGTTCCTCCTGTATTAACAGTTACAGGCGGCGGCGGATCTGGTGCAAAACTCGAAGCAACAATCAATAATGGTAGCATTACATCAGTAACAGTAGTTAGCCCTGGGTCGGGTTATATTACAACACCAACTATTACTATTGGCATTGAAACTAGTGATCCTGCATTGCTTGCTCCAAGATTAGTCAATACTAAAGTTAGAAGTTTTGATACTACAATTAAATTTGATCGTGTTGCAACTTCGGCAGGTTGGCTAGTACACTTTAAAAATGCATCAGGAGAAGATGTTAATGTAAAATCAGAAAGCATCAGCAGAACAACTGGAGCCGGCGGTGTAATTGACGAAGTGTTAGATATTTTAAGCAAAGGTGCTTGGATAGGATCTGACATTTATCCAGTAGCCGGTGTTCCCAACTATAGATTTGTTGACAATACAAGTGGAAGAGTGCAGTTTTACGAACGTAGAGATACCCGGGGCTGGACACCTGAGTTGTTACAAACTGCAATTCAAGAGTTAGGTGCTAGTGTTGGAACAAACAGTATTGATGTTAGTGGAACAACAGTAACAGAGGACGGAAGTTTAGCTAGCTTTATGAGTAGTGTTTTGCCATGGACCAAAGGCTTAACTTACTACCAAGGAGAATATATTGGAAACAACAACAAGTTGTACCTAGTAGATCAGCAATTTACTGCAGGCAGTAGTTTTACCAGTGAAAATTTAACAGAATCGTCTGGTGCTGATTTAGTAAGCCACTTAGATAGAATTACAGCATTTTATCAGCCCAATGATGGCATGCTAGGCAAAGACTTGTCGCAGCTAGTCGATGGAGTTGTGTTTCCGGGGATTAACGTAGCCGGCGCTAACTTTAATCAGAACCCAGGGTTTGATGCAAGTAATTTTGATATTGAAGGTTTAGATAGCAGTGTAATTGGACCTGAAGGTGTACCAGTTATTGATCCTGCAGTACTAGACCAAACATTGTACAGTAAATTCCTTGATACTACACTAGGTACTGCTCCAGAAGATATTATTACACAAGGCGGCAAGTTCTTAGACACATATCATAGTCACGCTCCTGAGGAAATGGTTCCAGGCAGGGTGTATGACACACTAGATATCCGAGTTCATACTCTGGCAACTAACACAGCCGCACAAGATATTAATTTTGGAATTGACTGGAATTTAACCAGTTATCGCACAAATGGAGTCACTAAAAGATTTGGGTTCGACTTAGACAACAATCACATCGGTGACCACTTTATGGTTTACTTGAAAAATGGTGGACCACGCTACAGAGATATTGCTGACAGTGGGCAAGAAGTTGCGTTTAGTTCTGAAGCTGATCCAGAATACAACAATGGGACAATTATCAATGTTACTGGCGATGGTAGCGACTTCTTCAAGCGTGAAGTTACAACCAATGGTGTAAGAGTTATGGGTGCTGGCACAGTGGGCGGACAAACAGCAGTCCCAGATGCGTGGTTGGAAAAAGTAGCACGTATGGTTGAATTGTTTACAGATCCAAATGGTGCCGGTATTAACGAAGAATATCAAAGAAACTTAATCCAAACACTTAGCGGCGATGCAGGAACTTATCACGCAGGCCAGCCAACTATACAAAGAGTAGCAAGAGGTGCAGGAGCAGATTATACTCCAAACTTCTTAACTGACGCAGGTGTGATTAGTTGGAACTTAACTAACTTGTTTGATAATACCGTTCAAAATGACATGGTATGGTATTTAAATTCGACAGGTGATGGGTATGGCGATGGTGACATTGACGCACAAGAAGTTATTGAACACGTATTCCACACACTTCATATGCATGGTTTACCTGCAGATGATATAAAACTATATCAGTTCTTAGCCTCTGATTGGCAGACAGGTGATTTATATGCGGCAATGGAAGAAGCATACGATGCCGGCAAGTGGGACCCGTCGGGTTATCAAAGTCCGTCAGATGCTTGGAAAACTGACGCAGATGCGTTTGAAGTAGCAGCAAAAGAATACTTGTTCCTACTAAATTTTGCTATGTTTGAGTACACAGAATTATGGGATGGCGGAAGCCTTGCTCCTGAGTGGACAGACGATATGCGCACTCAAGCAGGCATACAAGCAAACAACCCATTGGGCTATGCTTTTCACAACACATATATTGCTACAGCTATTAGTAAACCATCACTTGCTACTATTAGAAGCATATTCCAGGATGGCAACACACCAGCACAAGACGATCCAAGATTGGCAGGTGCGCCAGGATACATTGCTAACAGTATACCTGAAGGCAGTTACTACGCTACAAATCAAACGCAGAGTTATACAGTAGACTACAGCACAAACGAAATAGTATTTGAATCGGCACCAGCAGATAATGATGTGTTGCAAATCTATAATGTTAGATTGCAAGGTGAGAGCATTATAGTCAATGAACATTTCGAGGCTGACGGTAGCACAACTGCATTTACAGCAATTGCCCCATTTAGTAAAATTGCTAATCATATAGTGTTGGTTAACGGAGTCGAAACGCAAGACGGGGATCTTGTCTTGGACATTCAAGACAGCAATAGAACAGCTATATTGTTTAATAATGCACCAAGCGATGGTAGTCATATACATTTTGTTGGAAGTAGTAATTCTGATAAAAATACTATCAGTAAGCCTTACACACAACTAGAAATGGTATCTGACGTAAATAGATCTGTTGTACTTGATGAAACTATTCGTTATGACCGTAGCAAAGACACTGTTTTGGTTGTTGAGTTTGATGGCAATCGCCTGCGCCCAGGAAACACAAATTATTACACAGGCGATGGTAGTACTGCAGTATATCAGTTGCCAACTAGTGCAGCAGAAGAATATTCTAGCTTAACATTTGCAGAAGTAAATGTGTGGGTCGATGGAGTCAGACAGGATGCAAGCGATTATGAGTTAAGTGACGCAGATGGCAGTAGTATTCCGACTGTAACTTTCTTTGTTGCACCTGTAGCAAACGCTAACATTAGTATCACTTATACAACAGATGCCGAGTACTATTATGATGCTGCTGACAACACTGTTAGAATCAGTGATGATATAGATGTATCCAATGGCAGTTTGCTAGCAATTACCAGCTTTAGTTCACATGATGTCTATAGAATCAAAACCAAAGTGTTTGTTGGGAGTGAACAGTTATCAAAAATTACTGATGTAGATATAAAATTTGATACAGTCGGATTTGATAATGAACTTTTCGATAGCACTAGCTCGGTTAGCATATTAGATATTGCTTATCCAATTGATAGCGATCAAACTAATTCATCAGAAATTATGGTTTCAATTAATGGTCGTAAAATGGCTCCAAACATTGACTACACGGTTAGTAATAATGGAACCGACAGTTTTATTAACTTTGCGGATAGTATTGTTATTAACGAAACTGACGTAATTGTTATTACTTGGAGTATTGCAACAGAATACAAAACTGCAAGTACTTTCCAGATCTTTAAAGACATGAACAATAGTACAAGTTATAATAGATTAAGTACTATGGAAAGTACTGTCTTGGCAAGGAATCTAAATTTAACAGATACAGAAATAGTAGTCGAAGATGCTAGCAACTTAGCAGATCCTGGGCCACAATACAGTATGCCCGGTGTAGTGTTTATTAATGCAGAAAGAATTACTTATTATACCAAAACAGGAAACACACTAGGACAAATACGTCGAGGAACTAGCGGAACTGGATCACAGACACAACATAAAGTAGGCGATTTAGTAATTGATGCTAGCGAACGTACAGTTATTCCAGGTCGTAAGGGCTTAGATGCAGGTGCATATGTATGGTATAACGAAAACGAAACATTAGACAATCCTAGTGACGGTACTGGATTGCAAGCTGCAAACACCATACCGGCAAAATTCTTAACAGAAAAAACAGGTATAGTAGTTTCTAGAAGTGCAGTCGATTCTGAAATCAACACATATATACAAGCCGGATATGTAGAGGATGGATACATTGAATAAATATAAGAATAACTTAAAGGTAAAAAAATGCCACTGATACTGCGCAGAGACAAAACAACTCCACTTACTTATATCGAGATGGACGGTAATTTTGACTATTTAGAGAACTTAACTGATACAATACTATCGTCATCCGATGTACGTGGGTTAATTTCTGTTACCAATGCTAGCGGTGATGGCTCATTAGCTTACGATAGCACAACAGGTGTGCTTACATATACCGGTACAAGTGCTGCCGAAACAAGAGCACACTTTTCGGCAACTAACGCTAGCGGTGATGGCTCATTAGTCTACAATAATAGTACTGGAGTCTTTACATACACTGGTCCGAGCGCAGCCGAAACAAGAGCACACTTTAGCGCAGGCAATGGCATTGAAAA